ACAATAGTGTTCATTGATGACACTGAAGCACAACTTGCTGAGAACAAAGCAAGAGGTGTCAGTTCACCAGGTTGGCATAGTTTCTACACATATACAGACATGCACGGTAATATCCGTACTAAGTCAGAGATGTTAGTTTCTATTGCAGGTCCTGAGGCAAACGCATCAGAGACACAATCTGATGATACAATCGGAGCAGATATTACATCTACAATCACACCAGGAACTGTTGCTAACGTAACAACATTCGCTCCTGCGGGTGCTGTTGCTACATTTAGTGACAACGGTGGTGCTGATGGTTCTAGAACAGCTGGAACATACACAGTTACTAACGCTGCGGGTAACTCATCTGGAACAGGTGCTGACTTCACAGTCGTAGTTGCTGCAGGTGGAGCACCAACAATAACATTAGTATCTGGTGGTACAGGTTACGCTGATAACGAAACAATCACAATCGCTGACGCATCACTTGGTGGTGGTGGCGGTGCTGCTGTGACCGTTACTGTAACTGCTGCTGCAACAGCTGCTGCTACATTCACATTGAGTGGAGCATCATCTACAGGTTCTGGTGCATCTCTTACATACCAATGGCAGAGAGCAGAAGCTGGTTCAACCAACTTCAAAGACTTGGCTGGTAAGACTTCAGTAAACACTGGATCAATTACAGGACTTACTGCTGCTGCTGACAATGGTGCCCAGTATAGATGTGTAGTTAACAACAGCATCGGTGGTGTCACAAAGACAAGTACTGCAGGAACACTAACTGTAACAGACAGAACATAATGTAAATGAGATTTGATGAATTGAATGAGGATAACTATATCCTTTTCGCTATTAAAAATTATGATAATCCACAGGCAGCAACGAAGGAAGATTTCTTTGAGGACATGAGACGTTTTAAGTATATTAAACGTCTCCTCAAGAAATATCACAAGGGAACTGAGGTCAAACTCAGTTTGTTGCTTAACCATATTATTATCATATACAATGTATTTGGTGAAGCTGCACCACATCTACTCTTCTATAAAATGGAGAGAGATTATTGGTCAGATATCAAGGCAATCATGTTGTTCTTGAACAAATATCCAGAGATGGAAACTGCTAGTCTAAAAGAAATAGCAGTAAATGACTGTATCTTAGAGGAGCTTAAAAACTTATGATGGGTAGTGCAGGAATCACTAACGTCGGACCTATCAATACACCAACCACAGGTAAAGGTGCTATTGCAGGGTTTGATCCTATCATGAATGCTTCTAAGCGTAGGACTAAGAAACGCAAGAAGATGGAGTCTGCGGGTAAGCAATGGGATCATCGTAGAAGAGATCCTACCTACATAGATGGTAGGAGTAAGCAAGCACGTAACCTTATCAAACGTTTAACTAAGAAAAAGAAAATGGCAGAAGAAACATTACTCGAATACGGAGGAGCAGACGATAATAAGTCTGGTGGTTCTGGTGGTGACAACACTAGTCAAGCGTACAAGTTCATTGCACAGAAACGTAAGGTAGCAAAGAAACAAGAACGTGAGAAGAGAGCACAGAATCGTAAGCAAGAGATTCAAACAATCTCTCGTGCAAAGGCATCTGACTATCAGAAGAAAGCAAAGGATAGACAGAAGAAGTTATCTACTCAACTAGCAACAAAGAAAGAAGAGTGGGATGGTATTGTGTATATGGAGAGTCTCTTTGAGCAACTAGAGAACGAGAATGAGAACCCAATATATTACTTCTTTAACGATGAGTCTGAACTAGAGGTGACAAACGAGCAAGCATATGATATAGTAGAGAAGTTCGGTTCACTATCTGATGAGAACAAGGAGATGTTCCTTGACAAGATCGCAGAAAGTAAGAACTTTTTAAATCATATCATTCGTTTGTGATCCACAGATTAAAAACTTTTACTGAAGAAGACTGTAATAAAATAGAAAAAACTGTAGATGACCTAGATAAGTTATGGGTCAATAGAAGTTGCGAACGTAGATTTTCGTTCGAGACTGAGACAGTAATCAGTAGAGCACCCTTCTGGACGTTGGGTGCTGTTTCTTATTTGGATAGTGTTGCTAGTCCTGACAGGTACAACAAGCATAAGAACTATCTAAATCCTGTGCTACGAAAAAAATTTACTTGGATTTATGAAATCATCTGCGAAAAATTACAAAGAGAATTTGGCGAACCTGTGGTCATTGACAAGTTTCTTGCTCATCCTGGTTTTCATATTTTCGCTACAAAAACTGGGAGTGTTCTCCGACCAGAGTACGTAGAGTTGTTTCAAGAACCACTAGGCAGTGTTCATGTTGACGTGCAGTATGAAGAACACTATGAGTATTGGAATATATTTAAAGAGGTTGATCTAGAAAATACTTTATCATTCACCATACCTGTCAATCTACCTACACATGGTGGTGGATTATATACATGGGAGGATGAGGTTGATCCTAAACTTTTCAACTACACAACAAATGACACTAAACTGAGTGAATTAGAAAGTCCCTCCATCTCGAATTTATATAATAAAGGTGAGATGATATACTTCATAGGTCACTTGCTACATCAGATGATGCCAGGTAAAGATCTGCAACCTACAGATAGAAGAATCACTGTGCAAGGGCATGGTGTCAAGTGCGATGGAGTGTGGAGACTCTACTGGTAATAAATATAACTGAACGTAACGGAATATATGTGTGGAACCCAACATAAACACAGCGATATTAGAGAGATTAGAACGTGTAGTTGAATCATTACAGGAGAACTCATCAAAGATGGGTCAACTTCTTGCTGTGCATAATGAAAAGTTGGATAAGCAAGACCAGATAGATGGTGTCTTGTTTGAGAAGGTGGAGTCGTTACACAGAGAAGTAACCCGTAAGACAGATGAAATTAAGAAGGGGTGCGAGAGAGATATACGTAAGGTGGATGACCGTCTTAGGACGATGGAAAAGAAAATGTGGAGTATCTTTGGTGGTCTTGCTATTATTAGTTTCTTGGTTAGTCCAGTCGGACAAAGAATCATCAAACCAATCTTGACAAATGCTAATGCATCTGCTATGCTTATTGAACCACTAGGTTCAGATGAGTTATCTCGACACAAAGTATATTAATCTAGCATCTGCATCACTGCAGAAATATAAAAAGGTCAAGAATGGTCTATGGACTTTTCGTTGTCCTTATTGTGGCGACTCAAAAAAGAATAAGAACAAGACTAGAGGATATATCTTCTCAGTCAAAGGGGATCACGTGTTTAAGTGTCACAATTGTGGCATCACGAGATCCTTTTCTAACTTCTTAAAAGACCATGTTCCTCATGTATATGATGAGTATGTCATGGAACGGTATAAAGAGGGAACAATAGGAAAGAACGTTCCTAAACCTGATCTCACACAGTTTATTTCCAAACCAAAATTTGAGAAAAAGACCATAGATCTAGAACCTCTTTCTCGTCTAAATAATTTTCACGTGGCGAAAAAATATATCCTCGATAGAGGTATACCAGAGAACAAATTAGACCGATTGTACTACTGTCCTAACTTCAAGGAATGGACTAACACACAGAAGCATACATTCTCGGATACCACTAACGATGAAGAAAGAATAATCATCCCATTGAATAATACTGATGGAGATCTCATAGGTTTTCAAGGTAGATCTTTGTCTCCAAATGCAAAGATGAGATACATTACAGTCATGCTCAATGAGGATGCACCCAAACTATACGGATTAGATCACATAAACAAAAATGAAACAATTTACATCGTCGAAGGTCCTCTCGATTCCTTCTTCTTGGAAAACGCGGTTGCTATGTGCGGTTCCGATGTTGATATTAGGTCGTTTGGTTGGAGCGATTATATTTGGGTTTATGATAATGAACCTCGCAGCAGACAAATCACAGACAAAATCTCCAAGTCCATTGATGCAGGAGATGCAGTCGTCATCTGGCCAAGATCCATAAAGGAGAAAGATCTTAATGATATGGTAACATCTGGCATAAACGTCAGAAATGTGATACAATCAAATGTGTATCAAGGATTAAAAGCAAAACTACAATTATCAAGTTGGAAAATATGAGCAACGGAATAACTGTCATCAAGAGAAACGGTGACAAAGATTCTTTGAACCTAGAGAAGGTTCATAAAATGGTAGAACATGCCTGTGAGGGTCTTGCAGGGGTCTCTGCTAGTCAAGTAGAGATTAGCAGTGGCATACAGTTCTTCGATGGTATTAAGACTAGTCAGATACAAGAGATACTTGTTAAGTCTGCGTCAGATTTAATTTCATTAGAGACACCTAACTATCAGTACGTTGCGTCAAGGTTATTACTATTTGATCTACGTAAAGCATTGAATAATCACTACGAAGATCATCCTCCTATCTTAGAGCACGTCAAAAAATGTGCTGACTTAGATGTGTATGACAAGACAATCATACAAAAATATACAGAAGACGAATGGAAAGAGATAGATAGTTACATAGATTATAATCGTGATTACCTATTCAGTTATGCAGGGATGCGTCAAGTTGTTGACAAGTATCTTGTACAGGATAGAAGCAGTGGTGAATTGTATGAGACACCACAGCAAATGTATATCATGATTGCTACCACATTGTTCCAACAATATCCAAAAGAAACGAGACTCGATTATGTCAGAAGATACTACAACGCAATCTCAAAACACAAAATCAACATTCCTACTCCAGTTATGGCGGGTGTTAGGACGCCACTCAGACAATTTGCAAGCTGTGTTCTTGTTGATGTTGATGACACCCTCGATAGCATTTTTAGCAGTGACATGGCTATTGGCTACTACATTGCACAAAGGGCGGGAATTGGTATCAACGCGGGTCGCATACGTGGGATCAACAGCAAAATCCGTGGTGGAGAAGTACAACACACAGGCGTTATACCTTTCCTCAAAAAGTTTGAAAGCACTGTCAGATGCTGCACTCAGAATGGCATTAGAGGTGGATCAGCAACTGTCCACTTCCCCATCTGGCACCAAGAAATAGAAGATATATTAGTTCTAAAGAATAACAAAGGAACTGAAGACAATAGAGTAAGGAAACTTGACTACAGTATTCAGATCTCAAAACTATTCTATGCAAGGTTTATGCAGAACAAAGAAATTAGTTTGTTCTCTCCACATGACGTGCCTAGATTATATGATGCCTTTGGTCTACCAGACTTTGACAGAATGTATGAAGAGTATGAAGCAGACGAGTCTGTTCCTAGGAAAACTATTCCTGCAAGAGAACTATTCAACAGTCTATTGAAAGAGAGATCAGAGACAGGTCGTATCTATATCATGAACATTGACCATTGCAATAGTCACAGTTCATTCCTAGACAAGGTAAACATGAGTAACCTATGTCAAGAGATTACACTACCAACAGACCCTATTCATCATATAGATGACGAGGGTGGTGAGATAGCATTGTGTATTCTATCTGCTATTAACGTAGGTAAGATCACACAACTAGATCAGATGGATGAGTTATGTGACCTCGCTGTTAGGGCACTAGAAGAACTGATAGACTACATGCAGTATCCAGTAGATGCTGCTAAACGTAGCACACTAGCACGTAGATCATTAGGTATAGGATACATTGGTCTAGCACACTATCTTGCTAAGAATGGTGTCAAGTATGATGATCCAAAAGCATGGAAATTGGTACATGATTTAACAGAATCATTCCAATATCATCTACTCAAAGCATCAAATGAATTAGCAAAAGAGAGGGGTGCATGTGAAGGGTTTAGACACACTAAATATTCAAACGGAGTCTTACCGATTGACACCTATAAGAAAGAGGTAGACAAGTTAGTAGAGAACAAACTGAACTATGATTGGCATAGTCTTAGGACTAGTATCCTCCACCACGGACTCAGGCACAGCACTCTGTCCGCACAAATGCCTTCGGAGAGCAGTTCCGTTGTGTCAAACGCAACCAATGGAATCGAACCACCTAGAGATTTCTTGTCCGTTAAGAAATCAAAGAAAGGACCTCTTAAGCAGATTGTTCCAGGCTATCCACATTTGAAAAGTAATTATACATTGCTATGGGACATGAAAGATAACAGTGGTTACATCAAAGTAACTGCAGTTATACAGAAGTTCTTTGACCAAGCGATCAGTGGCAACTGGTCTTACAACCCACAAAATTATCCGAATAACGAAGTTCCTATGTCAGTTATGACAAAAGATCTTATCGAAACGTACAAGTATGGTTGGAAGACATCTTATTACCAGAATACATACGACGCTAAGAGTGACTTAGATGTCGAGGACACAAAAGTTTCATTAGAAGCTCTTGTAAGTAATATAGAATCATCAAACGAATCAGAGTGCGAATCTTGTACGATATGACAAACGAATGGACAGTTAATAATATGAAAGGAGTGACGGTTTTTAATAAGAACCATGTAGATACAAAGAAACAACCAATGTTCTTTGGACAACCATTAGGAATGCAGAGATACGATGAGTTTAAGTATCCTGTATTTGACAAACTAACAACACAACAGTTAGGATATTTCTGGAGACCAGAAGAGGTCTCACTACAGAAGGATAGGTCAGACTATAAAACACTGACACCAGAACAAAAACACATCTATACTTCTAATCTAAAGTATCAGATCATGCTTGACTCAGTTCAAGGCAGAGGTCCTGGCATGGCATTTATGCCATACTGTTCCTTACCAGAACTAGAGTCTGCTATGAATGTGTGGCAGTTGATGGAGATGATCCACTCCAGATCATACACATATATAATTAAGAATGTGTATCCAGATGCATCAGAAGTATTTGATACAGTTCTAGATGACGACAAGATTATGTCTCGTGCATCGTCAGTAACAAAAGCATATGATGATCTCATCAATGCAGAACATGAATTTGATAGTGGCAACGCATGGAAATTTGCAGCAGAAGGACACCCCGCAGGAACTTATGACAGGAAAGAACTCAAAAGAAAACTCTACCGAGCAGTCCTCAATGTTAACATTCTTGAGGGGATTAGGTTCTATGTATCCTTCGCTTGCTCGTTTGCGTTTGGTGAACTCAAAGTTATGGAAGGATCCGCTAAAATTATCTCTCTCATCGCCAGAGATGAAAGCCAACATCTTGTCCTTACTCAACAGATCATCAAAAAATGGCAGGATGGTGACGATGAAGAAATGGTACGAATCGCTGAAGAAGAAAAACCCAACGTTCTAGAAATGTTTAAGAACGCTGTTGATGAGGAGAAGGCATGGGCATCATACTTATTTCAGAACGGATCTATGATAGGTCTGAACGAGAAACTACTAGGACAGTATGTTGAGTTCACTGCTAATAGGAGAATGAAAGCGATAGGAATAGATCCTATATACGATATAAGTCCTAGAAACAATCCATTACCATGGACACAGTATTGGTTAAATTCTAAAGGTCAACAAAATGCACCACAAGAAACAGAAATCGAATCCTATGTCATCGGAGGAATCAAACAAGACGTCACAGAAGACACCTTCGCAGGACTATCCCTCTGACTTGATGTGGGACATCGAAGAACTAAAACGTTCTATCGTTGAGTCTGCAGAAGAAAGTTATAATTTTGAGGACATGGCAGGAGGATGATTACACCTAAGATAGAGTTTTATAAACAGTTCGGCAAGGGATCAGACCCTTGGTACGCTAAGGCAGAGAGGTGGGCAAAGAAGCAACGCTTTCCTATCTCTTTCTTATTGCTTGGTGCTATCGAGTGGTTGAAAAATAAATGGATTGATGTTAAAATATATAATACAATGCGTGACGTAGATCGTCAGGCAGACGCAATCAAAAAGATCTGGGAAGAAGATGACAGAACAGAACCGAACATCGTGGAGACAGGAGTATTTGGAGATGAAGGCTGGTCTATCGAAATTTCAAATCCAATTGTTGAAGGAGGGTCCTCATCAACTAGCACAGGCATGGTTACTCCAAGCGATGCACAACGATTACAAGAAGATGAAGGGGATAAAGGAACCTCCTAGTCGAGAGTCGGGTTATCAAACTACACTAAAAGAATTTTTCAAAACCTATGAGTGATTTTCTTAGAAGACATATAGGTCCTTCCAAGGATCAACAGACTCAAATGCTACAGGATTTGGGTCTTTCTAATTTAGATGAACTCGTAAGACAAGTAGTACCAGATAGCATACTACTTCGAGGTGAGAATAACTTACCGAAAGGATGTCATGAACATCAAGCACTAGCAGAATTAAAAAATATAGCAAAAGCAAACAAAGTAAAACCTAGTCTTATAGGTCAAGGATACTATGGAACCATTACACCCCCAGTCATACAGCGAAACGTTCTTGAGAATCCTGCTTGGTACACATCTTATACTCCCTATCAAGCTGAGATATCTCAGGGAAGATTGGAAGCTTTATTCAATTACCAAACGCTCATCACAGAACTTACAGGATTACCAATAGCAAACGCATCTCTATTAGATGAAGCAACTGCAGCAGCAGAAGCAATGCTGTTAGCATATAATTCTACAAGAGATAAGAAGACTGTCATAGTTGATCAAGATATATTCCCACAGACTCTAGCAGTTCTAGAGACCAGAGCAAAACCATTAGGCATTGAAATTAAGATGCTTGATATCTTTGATACTATTGATCTTATAGAATTTGATGATGCATTTGCAATGATAGTTCAACTTCCAAATAAGAATGGACAACTAAAATATTGTGATGCATTACTCAGAGTTGCAGAAGTATATAAGTGTGTCAAGATAGCAATCGTAGATCCTATGTGTCAGGTATTGATGCAACCTGTAGGTGAGTGGGGATTTGATATTGCTGTTGGTAGTATGCAAAGGTTTGGTATTCCTATGGGATACGGAGGTCCTCATGCTGCATTCTTTGCAACAACAGACAAGTATAAAAGAAAAATACCTGGCAGAATTGTAGGTCAGTCAGTAGATAGTGAAGGTAATAAAGCATATAGATTAGCACTACAAACTAGAGAGCAGCATATCAGGAGAGACAAAGCAACCAGTAACATCTGCACAGCACAAGCACTGCTCGCAAATATGTCTGGATTCTATGCAGCATATCATGGTGCAGAAGGACTACATGCTATAGCAAGAAGAATTAGATTACTACGACAAACTCTGCTGTCTGTTCTAAAATGGAATGGTTTTGAGGTAGATGACAACGAAGGATTTGATACTGTCAGATGGAAGTCTGATGCACCAGTAGAAGGGTATAATGTCAAGTATGAAGGTGGTTACATTACACTATCTCTTGATGAACTATCAGACTTTGATACTGTATTTGATGTTGTAAATACACAGAAAGATTATACACAACATAAAGATACTATCTACCAAGCATGGGATTATATTGTAGGATACAAATGGCATAGCATACCAGAAAGAACTAAACCATGGTTGACTCAGGAAGTATTCAATAAGTATCATAGTGAAACTGATATGATGAGATACATCTATGAGTTGTGCTCTAAAGATTTCTCATTAGTAAATGGTATGGTTCCACTTGGTAGTTGCACAATGAAACTAAATGCAGCATCAGAACTGATGCCTGTATCATGGGAAGAGTTTGCTAACGTGCATCCACATACACCTATGATACAGACCATGGGTTATCAAAAAATAATAGATGACTTACAGAAATGGTTATGTGATATCACAGGGTTTGATTCTATATCATTACAACCTAACGCAGGATCACAGGGTGAGTATGCAGGACTGTTAGCAATCCAAGCATACCATCAAGGATCAGGAGATGATAAAAGAAATGTATGTTTGATACCAGAGTCAGCACATGGAACTAATCCTGCTAGTGCAGTCATGGCAGGGATGAAAGTTGTGGGTGTTAAGTGTGATGATGATGGCAACATAGACATCAAAGATCTAGAGAAGAAAGCAATCATGAATACATTTGAACTGTCATGTATTATGATTACATACCCATCTACACATGGTGTATTTGAAACAAACATTAGACAGATATGTAAGATCGTTCATGAGAATGGTGGTCAGGTATATCTTGATGGTGCAAATCTAAATGCACAGGTAGGTCTAGCAAAACCATGTGACTATGGTGCAGATGTATGTCATCTAAACTTACATAAGACATTCTGTATTCCACATGGAGGTGGAGGTCCTGGCGTAGGTCCTATTGGTGTAGCAAAACATCTTACACCATTTGTAAATCAAAGAGTATCAGCAGCAGTGCAAGGTAGTGCATCTATCTTGCCTATCAGTTGGATGTATATAAGAATGATGGGTGCTGATGGACTCAAGCAAGCAACAGAGGTTGCATTGCTATCAGCAAACTGGTTAGCACATAAGATAGAAGACTCATTCAAAGTTCTATACAAAGGAGAGAATGGTAGGATAGCACACGAATGTATCTTTGACTGTCGTAACTTACCAGTAACAGCAGAAGACATAGCGAAGAGACTTATGGACTATGGATTCCATGCACCTACACTATCGTGGCCAGTGTTAGGAACTATGATGGTAGAACCTACAGAGTCTGAGTCACTTGATGAGTTACAAAGATTTGTAGATGCTATGGATAAAATAAAAAGAGAGATACATACTATCCCAGAGATAGTAAAGAACGCACCGCATACACAGTCAGAGATATGTGGTGAGTGGGTGCATGCATACACACGTGAGGAGGCAGTGTTCCCCAACAGTCCCAAGCACAAATTTTGGCCTGCTGTTGCTAGAATAGATAATGTGTATGGAGATAGAAATCTTGTATGTTCATGTTCGGTGATTATAGATGGCGACCTTAATTAGTAACATGCCCGCAGAAGAAGTGTGGGTAAGAAAAGAATATCTAACTGATTTTCAATCAGGTCATGGTGAATTTACACCTGGCGTATGGGTATCTTGTAAATCAATGCCAGGTAGAGCATTTTATTTTGAGACATATCTACCAGAGTATGCAGCAATATATGACAAGTTACCTATCAGTGCATTTGTAAGCGAACCTAAGACACCAGATCCTGATATGTCGTTAGAAAATTTACAGTTCTGGAACTGTATGGACTATGGTGTCACAACTATATGCAAACAGTTCATAGGTTCTATGGATTACGAACTGTATACCAGAGACTATGGATCACAGTTAGGTAAGTATGTCATTACGTTAGACAACTATCATGATGAACCTGATACACCAGACTATAGCACAGCAGAGACACCATCAGAACACAAGAGTCATAACCTGATAGCATTGAACAATGGTCAGTTTGCATTGTATCCTAATAATAGAATGAGAATATATGATAACTCATTGACTCCTAAGAATCCTAAGATGCCTGACTTCAAGGTATCAACTAGAATATTCAGTGTAGAACGTGGTCATATGGAGAGATACGGAGACACAGATGACTACCATTACGGTATCCAAGACAAAACTGTAACAGAGAATACATAAGAATTTGCTAAATATGTATGGGTATGCTAACATACCTTTACGTTCATCCATAAATGATAGAAGCAGTACTACTGGCATCTCTCCTTGCTGAACACAACGCTTCCCACTGGGAAATGACCTGTTCAGAATGGAATCAAAATAGGATCGAGATACTTAGCGATAAGAATCTTAGGTCTGATGCTCAAGAGTATCTTATAGATTATTTTCTGACCAAAGTGTCAGGAGATTGCGACGCTTATATCATCGGACGCAAGTAAGCCGACTCGGAACGGGTTCGTTCATCCTTATGTACCACATTCTTCTTAGTCTAATAGCAATTGGAGCACCACTTGATTGTGATCATGCTTCAGAACTTATAGACTCTGCACGAAATAATCCTGATAAATCTGAGCAATTAGAAATTACAAGGGTTGTTATTGCACACACAGATCCAATGTGTTTTAAGGACGCAAAAGCCGACTGAAGGAACGGATGTCAAAGTCCAATTACTTTAGGAGAAAACCAAATGGCACAAGTCACATACCGTGGTGTTAAGTATGACACCAATGACTCAAAGAAAAAAGTCCAACAACCTCAAGCACAATTAGTGTATAGAGGCGTCGCTGTAAAAGGAGACAAGTAAAATGTTGGCAGTCACAGAAATCATGCTCGCAAGCGTAGTTTTCTTGGCAGTTATCTACGCAGAGGCTAGAATCTTGTACAGTTATAAATAATTGTTACAGGAGGTAAAGACAAATGTTACACTTAAATTTGGATGGAAGTCCAAAGTTGCCAGAATACGACGCAGAAAAACACAACCCCGAAAAGGTGTTCGCTTTCCTGACATATCGTGGTCTGCATTATACAAAATGGGTGTATCTTGATCCTTTCCACATAAGAAACTGGAAAATAAATTAATTGCCAAAGCTTAAATGTTGTCCTCGCTACATAGAGTAGTCGAGGGCATTTTTTTATATGCAGAAATCAAGATTGAAAGTATTAATAACTCAATTAGAAGACATCCTCGCTGAACTTAAGTCTGAGGTATATGCTGACCCTCATTCTTATATTGACAGTGATGGAGAACAGTGGTATAGTGGTGACGACGATGACGGTTACGCAGACTGATTATGACAACCCATGGGTCTACAAGAATACAACTTTCACTTCTGACGATATTGGCGATTTCTTCGGTTTCGTCTACAGGATTACTAATCTACAATCAGGTAAAAAATACATCGGAAGGAAATACTTCTATCAATTCAGAAAGCCTAGAGGTAAGTCTAGGAAAGTTAAGTCTGAAAGTGACTGGAAAAAATACTATGGGAGTAGTGATGAACTTAATACCGATAGAAAGACTCTTGGAAACGAATGTTTCAAACGAGAAATAATATCACTACATACTACAAAAGGTTGGGTCAACTATGAGGAGACTCGCCAATTGTTTCTAAATAATGTACTGAGTGAGAATGAAAATTACTACAATAGTAATATACTTGGACGTTACATGAGGAAGGATTATTACAATGAACAACGCACCACCGTCAGTTAGAGAACAATGTGACTTGCATCTTACATGGATGCAGGACAGGATTGAAGAATTACTTCTTGAAAAACTTTATGATGAAGCGTATGACTTGTACTTGGAATGGAATGAATGGGTAGAACAGGATAACCCTTCTATATTAATACTTGAATCCCATGAAAACAAATGATTTAAAATATCTTTATGAATGGGCAGCAGAAACTGAATTTCCGTTACGACGAGCTCCAACTGCTGTTGGTTATTCTAACAAGGATATATACTTCTGTTGGTTGAAAGCACTAACTAACAATGGTGGCGGGGTTAGGGAGTCTGTGGTCAGAGACCAGAGAGCAAGAGATATATTAAAATCAGATGAGATACTTGTAGCAACTATTGCCTTGTTTGAATCTGGCACAGAACTAGGACCTCATAAAGATCCTCCTGTGTATGATAAAAAATATAGAAGGATACAAATACCTCTACACATTCCCTCCGAAGATTGTTATATGATATGGAGAGGAAGAAAAGTTTTTTGGAAAGAAGGAAAACCTCAAATATTTGATGTGATGGATTATGTTCACGAAGGATATAACTATTCACCTGATGATATGATCTTTCTGTTTATAGACATAGTAAAATGACAACAGTACAATGTAAACTATGCAAAGAGATACTCACATCTAAACATGATCACGACTATAAAGTTTGTAGTTGTGCAAACCAAACTTACGTTAAAGGTGATGTGATGGGTGGTAATAATCTCAAGCACGTATTAGAAATTAAAGAACCTAAACAAAAAGAGATTAAAGTAGAGGGTCAAAGACCACGTAGAAGAACTACTAAAATGTCAGACATAATGATTAGATGAATATATCTTATTGTCCTCCTATAATAGATGCCAACTCTCTTGTAAATTTAAAGGATGAGGTGAGAGCATTCAATCCTTTAGCTGGCAATATGTGGTTAGGTATACATGATGAACCTGATAATACAATAGAAAGATACATACAAGATTCTTTTGACTTCTATCTAAAAGATAACTATAACTATTCTGGAATACCTATGGGTGCACCTGTTGGTTTTGAATGGTGGTTTCATATCTTTGAAGATAATGATAGAGCAGTTGGATTTCATTCAGATCACGATGAGGTGATGAGAATGGAGGATGATGGGATGATGAGATACCCTTTCTGTTCTACTATAACTTATTTGACAAATCATATTAGTCCTACTATAATAACAAATACTATGACAGGTGGGTATGTAAAAGAGTTACTTAACTTCCCTCCAACTGAAGTGGTATTCTCATCACCAGAAGAAGGTAAGTTTGTAACATTTGATCCCCGCTATATACATGGCGTTTTACCTGACAGAAACGAGGGTAGGATAACCTTGATGTATAATGTATGGCATTATCATCCTAAAGGATTACATAGAATAGGTTGTAAGAGATTACCTCTTCCCTCTAGGTTCTATAAAGAACAAGTCAAAAGACCTGTACAATGGTTAGGTAAGACTGGTACTTGTAGAGCAGATGTAATAGACTTAAGGTTTGACTTTAAGTATCCTGTTGGTGCAAACGAAGGAGATTGTTGGAGTGTAACTCAATGATAGAAATTACCCAAAAAGAATTTGAAGAAAAAAAAGACTACTACTGTGACAAAGCAGAAAGTGGCACAGTGGTTCTTGTAGAAAAACCTGATGGTGCTAAAATAATGGTAGTTCCACAGAATCCAAACGATTTATCTTATGACTACCTCAGAGACCACAACGATGGCTGCTAAGACAGAAGTAATCTTAGAAAGATTCCCATACAGATTCGTCCAGAAAGGTTTGCTAGAAATCAATGGCGAACCAGACTATCGTATACAAAAGTTCAACGAAGTCACACGTCTTTACAGAGATATGTACTACCTTGACAGTTCCATACAATTAGACTATTGTATAGAAGACCCTGAGTATGTAAAATGGTTAGACCCAGACCCAGAGGTCGCTGCTTATCCCAACCAAGGTGATAGCGTGTCATACCAACCAGCAATCTAAATGCAAAATCAAAGTGAACTAATAGCTCTATTCTCCACACCTTTATACAAAACGAGAATAGAGGTAGACCCTATTATCAATGAAGACTTTTTAAAAACAATACCATATCAACCTTACCCTGATAAGACTGGTTGGAGTAGTCAAGATTGTCAGATTCTTAAGAACAAAAATTTTAAATCACTTAAAGAACAGATTGATAAACACGTTGAAATTTTTCTGTACCAAGTAATAAAGATAGGACAAGGTAAACCCAAGCATACACAATCATGGATCAACAAACACGGTCCTATGGGATACTCACCTAAACATTATCATACAAATTCATTTGTAAGTGGTGGAGTATATTTAGAATGCCCTCCTAAATGTGGTGCAATCGTATTCAATCAATCACACACTCACCCTTCGTGGAGTGCTAATACAATTAGACCCGCACTAAGTGAGTTGACCATATTTAATGCAGACAACTGGGCATTTGAAGTTAACAGAGGAGATCTATTGCTTTTCCCATCACACCTTATGCATCAAGTAGAGAATAACTTGTCTGGTAAAGATAGATATATGGTTGCATTTAATTATTTTATAGAGGGAGAAATCGGAGAACATACTGGTGCTATGAAACTAAGGGTGTCATAAATAATAAAAAATAGTCTGTGAAAGATGACTTGGACACCTCATATTATCGTTAAGATAGAAGATGATGCTTCTACACCCACAGCGATTACAGCATTAAAAACATTTGAAACTGGATTCCCAGAGCATAAAGCATATGTACATTACATTGGTTCTTTACCTACTGGGTTGAACTTTTGTAAGGAATGGTGTAAGGAAGGAGGACATACTTTCTTTCATCACGGTTCCAACGTCAAGCAATCACAGTTACATTATGAGATAGTAAACGGTACAAGAGAACCAGTTGTTCTTATCAGAGGTACAACAGTTTTCTATGATGATATGAGTGACTACAGTACTACAAAACTATTTGGTGCTGATACTGTTCCATCATATAAACTATCTGATACTGTAATTAACATCGCTAGTATAGAAAAGACCGTAATATTTGTAGCAAAACCTATTCAAACAATATCTAAGTTAGAAGAGATAACAAGTCTTGTAGCAGCACCAATAGCAACAGAAGGAAAGAACAGTGCTATGTGGAACGATCAGTCTGTAGTTATGTGTGGTAAAGTATATCATCAGACATCAGGTATCTTTAACATGATATACAACTTTGATGAGTCACTCTTTACAAACTTTAGTAAGGTGACATCAGAAAAGTATGATACAGTCTTTGGTGGTAATGGATTATCAGGGTTTGAGAAGTTAAGAAACGTAGGTATGGATCCATCTGGTTTTATGCCATACTATAATGCTGCTATGAATGAGGATTGGGAAGGAGTCAAGGGAATATATGACGTTTATCTAGATATGATAAGCGGTAGTGTGGTAAAGTAGCTATATAAAACAGAATAACTTTATACTATGGCAGAAGTAAAAGAGAAACCGAAAGGTCCTCTAGGTAAACTTAAAGAAGTAGCAGAAGATAAAGAAGAACAACTTCAATACTTAGCTACACTCATAAGAGTGATAGTCCTTGTTTGGTCAGCAGGAATCTTGACGTTGAATTACGTTAAAATACCAGGCTACGAAAGAGGAGAGAGAATTGATCCGACCTTTATAGCTTCGGTCTTCACAGGAACTTTAGCTACTTTTGGCGTTTCCGCTGGAGGTAAGAAAAAGAAAGATGAAGGTGGTGGTAGTGCTAACATATCTAAAAAGGATATGGAGTTCCTTATTGCTAAAGCATCTGAAACTGCACCTGCCCAAACCATAAGGATTGAATCTGGTCCTGTTAAAATTGTCCCTGATACCAAGTAAAATCATGCAAAAATTAATTAATGTACTCGCTGTTTCGTCTGCTGTTGTATCTCTTACCGTTGTTGGCATTGGCGGTTACGTTTATGTACGTAAGGATGCAATCATAGAAAGCATCAAAGAGAAAGCACTAGGTTCCCTTGGTGGTGGAGCATTAGGTGGTGTTACTGATATGATACCAGACATGGGATCACCAGAGTCACCTGCAGTTCCTCCTGTTGGTCTAGGAGTTCCTAGCTTCTAAAGTGCCTATCAGGGAGATAGAAATAAACAATATTGGGGTTCGTGATGTTAATGTATACACGTTCCCTACTCCTCATGCTTTCGTACCATACCAACCAGTTACTGCAGAGATTGGTACACCTATAATAAACATACCTGGTTGTGTAGAAGCACACGAGTTTAGCGATAGAAATGATAAGATAATAGAAGACGATTCAAGTACCGTTAAGGTATTTTGTGATGCAGGTGTTCCTAGTTATAATGCTATGAACTTTGAACCTGAGCAATTATTAATAACAAGACCAGAACAAGTACCAGTGGTAGCACCACCAGAAGTACCAGAAACAAAAGTTCCTGAGACACCTAAGGTAGATGGAGATCCACCATGTCCAGGACCTAATGCATTAAGGATAGGAGATATAGCAACAAATCAAAAAGAAAAAGTATCAGGACATGAGTTAAGGGTTAATCCCCAGAATCCTGGTGGAGCGAAAATCTGTGTTACATTATATACTGATATACCACCAGTCGAACAATTTTTACCATCGACTCAGGTAGCAGCCACTACAGCAGTAATCGGTGTTACTGCAGCGACATCTGCCCTATTTGCAAAACCTCTAGCTGACTTGATTCTGAGGGTAGTGAAACCTGCTGTGAAGAAGGTGATTTCCAAAATTCAAACCAGCGTCGGGAAGACCCCTGATCGTCCTTCTCGTGATCTTGTTCGTGCGAATGCTTATCGTCAGAAGAAAGGTCTACCTCCTCTAAAGAAACGGTAGGTTGTTGAGATAAAACATGAGTATGTTCTGCTACTACACCTGGTGGGTTTACTAACATAACATCCTCACATACCTTGGCATACCTGCTTCCTGGTACAAATATTATACCAGCTTTCATCAATTCTCCACAATTTTTTAACCTGGCTATTTCAAAGTCAAGGCGTTTATTGGCAGTGTTTTGTTCTACTGCTGCCATCTGTATCTCAGCAGCATTTTTACATAGTTCTTGTAGATCTTTGTCTAATGGTTTAGACCATGTAGCAGAGACACCTACTGATAAATTATAATTGTCTGTCTGTCCTGTTCTTGTTGGAACGAAATATAATACCTCTCCTGGATTGTCGATCTGACCATCATCATCGGCATCATGAACATCGTATACTGGATCATCATAGTATCGTTCAAAAGGTTTCTTCCATGTTACGTTTCCTGTTACAAATGGGGTAACGTTCATGGTAGGTCCTTGGCATTGTATACCACCACCATAAGTATTAGTTATATATGGTCCTTGAAGCACCTGTATAGCTTGGTTTGTGACACTTCCAGAACTGTTTGCGATTGGCGATGCAGTAGCACTCACCCCACCAACGGTCTCTGCCATGGTAGGTAAAGAGTTCATACCGAGTACTGCTGCAATTACTGTTGGAATATACTTGTTGTATCGGTTACGCTTGTTATTGTTGTCGTTCTTTGTATCACAGTGTGATTCTGAAGACCAGCTCCAGAATAACTTTCTACCAGAGAAAAGCTTGCTCCTGGTGTCGTCATTGTGACTGCTGGTTTTGTTGATAAATCTAAGTTTGTCCATGTTGAATTCACACCGTTAACGGTATTAGTTGATGTCGAAGTATCAGGTGGTGTCAACCCTTCTGGGTCGTTGACTGTTACCCCGTGGCCAGAAATTGAATAGGTAAAACCAGTGGAGTAGTCCATACTATTTATGGTCTCCACCACGGTACTAGTAGTTTCTGTATGGCTAGTCATCGAGCCCTGGGTGAAATTAGGCACCACAGGGACAGCTTGGGCAACTGGCACATTCACAAGGGCAGTGGCACCCACAATCAGGACAAGTATCTTTTTCATTAGACATAATATCCTACTTTATGGTAAGTTCTGACACAAACTGTCCAGTAGCTGAAGTTCCAGCTCCACCTGCTGTAATCGTAGTCACACCAGCAGATGTGATAGTACCAGCTAAGGTACCTGCTACTCCACCTGATGTGGTAGTTGTACTACCAAGTAATGGTAATGAAGCAACGACTCCACCAGAAACTGTAGATGCTGAAGTTACATCGTCACCTTCGATAAAGGTTTCCGACATACTGAATGCTGACCCTACAGTATTTAATTCTAGTGCTGATGAGGTATATCCAACAGCAGTACCTGAGGATAATGTTCCTAATCCACCAAAGGATCCACCATCACTTACTTTCAAATTATTTCCACTAACGGTATAACTTGATCCTATGCGACTAGCCTGGCTTGCAGCCGAATCCACGCTCAATTGTACACTAGAACTCATTTTATGTACTATCTCTGCTGATGCAGGAGATATCATCAAAAACATACCAAGTAACAATGCTTTTTTGATCATGTTAACAAATGTTTCTTGTTTTATTTATACCATAAAAGGATTAAAAAGGTATTAATACGGATAGTACCACCCATAGTGTACGGACTGATACTTTACATACTAATAAATAGTGGTGATTGCCTTCGGGGGTCACAAAACTTAACACTCGCTTTCTAAGGAGAAAAACAATGGGTAACATCCAGAGATACACTGCTGCAGATCTTCCATCATTAATGGAAAAGATTACTAAGAACAGCATAGGATTAGACAATTATCTAGAATCCTTTTTTGATTTTCCAAATCATAGTAACTACCCTCCATATAATCTAATTCAATTAAATAATCATGAATCTAGATTAGAAGTTGCTTTGGCAGGATTTAAAAAAGATGAAGTAAAAGTATATACAGAGCATGGAAAATTGTATGTTGAAGGATCAAAAACAGACAAGAAAAAAGATTCTGATCAATATTTCCATCAAGGACTAGCACAAAGAGATTTTGAAAGGGCATTTATGCTTGCTGATGATACTGAAATTAGATCAGTATCTTTAGAAGATGGACTACTTACTATTGAATTAGGTAAGGTAGTACCTGAGCATCATCAACGAAAAGATTACATCTAAATAGTGTGTCTGTAATTTTATTATGTCTATTAAAGTAATTAAATTAAAATCGGGTGAAGATATCATTGCTGATGTCCAAGAGGTTCAAGAAAAAGAAACCAAGGCAAGACAAGCATTCATCTTCACTCATGCATATCAGGTAAAGATCGAAAAAGAACTAGTACCTGATGTTCCTGAGAGAAACCAAATATACAATGGTAGGATTCTCCTTGAAAGGTGGCAACCTCTTACCATAGATGAAGAGATTGCTGTCAATCCAGATTGGGTTGTATCAATAGTAGAACCTATTCTTGCTGTACTGGAAGCATATGGTCAAACTATGAAACCATCTGAAGAAGGTAAGGCAGTATTTGGTGCTGATGAAGTCACTGAACCTAACCTTAGCATTACGGACACGATAAATAACTAAAAAGTAATTTACTTCCGTGAAGTCCTTTAACGATCTTAGGTTAACCCTAATGTATCATGAGGATCTCAATGTAAAGTTCTGGGACGGACTTACATTAAGAACCGAAGTTCGAGATAAACTACTCGAAATAGGATACATCTGGGCAGAGTTTGCCAAGATCCCCCCAAATGCAATACAAGATATAATTCTAGTGGGTGGTAATGCCAACTATAATTATACAGAATATTCTGATCTAGACCTGCATTTGGTGGTAGATAAGGATGAGATAGCTGCTTGTCAAACAGATTTCTTGGATGATTTCCTTAGAGATAAGAAAAGATTGTGGGCATTAACACATGATGTAAACCTCTATGGTCAACCAGTAGAACTGTATGCACAAGATATTAACGATCCAACTCCCATAAACCAAGGTACTTACTCAGTTCTTAACAACTGGTGGATACAAGAACCACGTAAACAGTACGTGGACTTTTCCGACCCCTTGCTAAAACAGAAAGTTCGTGATATGATGGAGAGGATTGATGATCTCATAGATACTCAAGCAGATGACATCACTGTTCTAAACAAACTCAAAGAGA